AACACAGAATATCATGTAAAGTTTACACCTGATGCTGTTACTAAGAAAATAGCAATAGGTGATGACATACTTTCTATGGACTTACACGACAACCAAGCTCGTAGACCTAGTGACCTCGTACGTCGTAATGGATTTTTGTATGACAAGTCTACTCACACAGACGAGTTTGATGGTGACGTAGATCTTGATGTTGTCAGATTATATGTATTTGAAGATCTACCTATTGTATTTAGAAGATACATAATATATAGAGCATCTAGAATCGCAGCTACACAACTTGTTGCTAACGCAGGGTTGGTAAGATTACTAGGAGTACAGGAGCAGCAGGCAAGAGCTGCATTACAAGAGTATGAGTGCAACCAAGCTGACTACAGCATGATGCAATTCCCAGAAGGCACATCATACCAAACATATCAACCATTTAGAAATCTAAGGAGATAATGGCAGGCGTAACACAAACCATTCCACAATACTCATTGGGTATATCAGAGCAGCCTGATAACTTGAAATTTCCCGGTCAGGTTTCAGATTCTATCAACGCTATACCAGATGTAACCAAAGGTCTTTTCAAAAGACCGGGTGCTAAAAGAATAGGAACCGATGCTCTATCCAGTGTGCAGAGTGGAGGTTCGTGGTTTCACTACTTTCGTGATGAGACAGAAGGATCTTATATTGGACAGATAGCAGCTGATGGTCAAGTCAGAGTCTGGCGTTGTAACGATGGGCAGCTGATGACTACAGCCTACGGCACAGGTGGGCAGACAGCTATACAAAACTATCTAGCTACAAGCACACCAGAAAACATACAGACACTTACAATCAATGATACCACCTTTGTTACTAATCGTGATACTACTAATGCTAACACTCTCATTGGGACAACGGGAACTACAGATGCTACACCAGATGCTCACTTCGCTTTCATAGAATTACTGCGTACAGAAAATGGTAGGCAGTACGGCCTAAATATATCAAACAATACTAACACAACAACTCTTGATCGTGCTACACGTATCGAAATACAGAGTGATAATCTTGACGAGTCTGATGGTACAGGTCATTGTCCCGGTATAGGCACACAAGTATTTAGTATAGATTCTGGTAGTAAAACAAACTTAATATTTAGACTTAACGTTCTTGGGCAGCAAGGTGTTAGTCCTAATTATGGTGCTACCCAAAATGGTGCTGGTGGACAGGACTACAGATGTAGTTACAATAGAGAAGCTATACTTTTACATGGTGGCGAAGGTTATGTTACCAACGACACAGTTACAGCTACACTTACTTCAGCTGCTGGTGGTGCAGATACTAATGGTAATGGTACACCAGATGCTGCTGCTACCTACACCATCAAAGTTGTAGATCACGAAAGAACTACAGTACAAGCCAACTTAGGTCTAATTAGACCAGCTCCTACACCATTTGATGCACAGACTGCTGTGACTGCTGACGCTATTCTAGGTAGTCTAAAAGAAGAGATTGATGCTATATCAGGTATTAGTGCTAAGATTATAGGTTCTGGTATATATCTATCAAGTGCTAACCCATTTAACGTAGAGGTTGTAGAAGAGGATCTTATGCGTGTTATGCAGAGTTCTGTTAACGATGTGACAAACTTACCAAACCAGTGTAAACATGGTTATATAGTTAAGGTTTCTAACTCTCGAATGGCAGATGAAGATGACTACTATGTACGTTTTGATGGAGAGAATAATCAAGATGGCTCTGGATCTTGGTCTGAGTGTGCAAAGCCCGGCATAGCTAAGACTCTGACAAACATGCCACTTGTAATACAACGTACAGCTACAACTACGTTTACTGTCAAACAGTTTACGTATCAAGATAGGCGAGTTGGTGATGACTTAACTAACCCACTACCTAGCTTCGTAGGTCAGCGTATCAACAAAGTATTGTTTTTCCGTAACAGATTAGCACTGCTGTCAGGTGAGAATGTCATAACCTCACGGCCCGGAACTCTTGGTACACCTGACTTCTTTGTAGAGTCAGCACTTACGACATCAGCAAGTGACCCGATTGATATATCTGCCGCATCTATGTTTCCTTCAGAACTGTTTGATGGTATCGAAATCAACACAGGTTTGCTTGTGTTTAGTACAAACCAACAGTTCTTATTAGCATCTGATGATACAGTTCTAAATCCAGATACAGCTAAACTGCGTAGTGTAGCTACATTTAATTATAATGAAACCATAGCTCCCATATCTCTAGGCACAACTGTAGCCTACATAGATAACTCTGGTAAGTTTAGCCGCTTCAATGAAATGGCAAACGTACAAAGAGAGGGAGAACCAAACGTGGTAGAAGTAAGTAAGATTGTACCTACTCTACTACCAAAAGACATAGACCTTATCACTAACTCTAGAGAAAACTCTATAGTATTGATGGGCAAAACAAACTCTGATATAGTCTTTGGTTATAAGTATTTACAGATAGCCAACAAACGACAACAGGCTGCATGGTTTAGATGGAAGCTTAACAATCCTTTGATATATCATTTTATTATCAATGATGAATACTTCTTTCTAGATAGTGACTATTATCTACAGAGTATAAAATTAGTGCAGGCTGATTCAGACCCTAGCATAGTACAAGATAATGTCGACTTCTTATTACATGTGGATAATCATACTACTGTTAGCGGCGGCAGCTTTAACGCAACTACGAATATAACTACCTTTACTGGTGTTAGTTGGCTAAATACAGTTACCACGCCTAACTATGATTTAGTAGTAATTGATACAAACACATCATCAACACGAGTTGGACGGTATGCAAAACCTACAGTATCAGGTACAAGTTTTACTTTACCGGGTAACTGGTCAGGTGTAACACTTACAATAGGTTACATCTACGACTACGAGGTTACATTTCCTACCTTCTATCCTACAAAAGGTCAAGGAGAAAAGATAGCTGCTGATGTCAACTCATCTCTAATTTTACATAGAGTTAAAATACACTTTGGAAAGATTGGACTTTATGAAACAACACTTGAACGAGTCGGTAAACCAGACTACACAGAAGTATACGAATCAACAGAACTGGACGAGTACGAGGCATCTGATGCACCATATCTCGAAGAGTTTATCAAAACTATCCCAGTCTACGAACGTAATACAAACGTAGATCTAAAGCTCAAATCTTCACACCCTGCCCCAGCTACGCTACATGCGTTGTCTTGGGAAGGAGACTATTCACCCAGATTTTATCAACGTGTCTAATTATATACACCCAATCACATTGGAGGCTGCTACAGAAGTGGCCTCTAATCTCCGTCCAGATGACCTCAGAGAGGTCGAAGAAGGCCATGGTATAGATCATAGGTTCATACCTCTTATCATGTCTCAAAACCCCTCCTACGTGTATTTCACAGTGCCTGACGGCAAGACTGCTGGCATGGCCGGAGTAGGACAAGAAGGTGACATATGGATGCTTTGCACTCCAGATATACACCGATACCCAATTACATTTGCAAGAGAGGCCAAACGGTATGTCGATAGCCGTACTGAGCCACTCCTCTGGAATATAGTTGACAGTAGAAACAAAGCACATCTTAGACTGCTAAAGTTTCTAGGTTTCAAGTTTTTACGTAAGTTAAAACATGGGCCAAACAATGTAACATTTATTGAATTTTGCCGTGTGCGTAGACGCTAACGCTGGAGCTAGGGCACAAGCCAGAGCCGAAGCTAAAAAACAAGACGCTCTTCACAGACAAAGAGCATTATCATTTTGGAATAGAGAAACACAGTTTGCACGTAACTTAGACAGATCAGTTATAGGCTTGAGTCGTGACCAAAGTGACATTAGACAGAATATACTATACCAGACAGGTGCTGGTAGGTTAGCTCAACAAAAAGCATATTCTGCATATTTGCGTAGTAGAAAAGCAAACGAAGGTGGTAGAGCCAAATCATTTGGAAGATCTGCACTAACTAAATATTTACAAACAAAAGCAGGCATTGAAGGTGTAGTAAGAACTGTAGCTGGCAGACAAGCTGCACAGAAACAGACTCAAGCTATGCGTAGTTTTAGAAGTTTCCAAGCTAGAGCTAGAGAGAAGCTAGGATTACCTGCACAGCCGCCACCACCAGTAATGATGCCACCAACAGACAGACTTGGAGGTGCATTGTCACTTGCTCAGAGTGGACTAAGTATTGCATCCAGTATCAAGTTCCTGTCTGATATAAGAGTAAAAGAAAATGTAGAACAAGTTGGTGTATCACCACAGGGCTACAATATATACGAATTTAATTACAAAGGCGGTGATGTACGATTCCGTGGAGCTATGGCTCAAGATGTAGTTAAAAAGAATCCTATGGCTGTAGGTATAGATCAAAACTATCTAACTGTTGACTACAGTAAAATAGACGTTGACATGGAGGTAGTAAATGTCGGAGTTCAATAGACAGCTTGGAGTGGCTCGTGATGCGTTTACGAGCTCCTCTAAATCCAACTATGGATCTGAAGAAGCTGATCTTACAGATGCTATAGTTAAGAATCAAGAAAGTATTGACGCACCTAATGCTGTAGCATTTTACAACAGTGTTAAATATTATGAAAAGATAAAAGATCAAAGCAGCTTTCTCAACAGAATGAAGCAAGTTGCTGGTGTTCTTGAAGGTGCAGCTAAGTTTAAAAAGGTATCTGATGCAGTAGATAAAGAAAACGACGCATTTGAATTAGGTCTTGGTTTTGCTGGTAAAATAAGAAATGAAGCTGTTGAACAGTTCAATGCTGGCGAAGCAGAGATCGAAAAACAAAGAAAAGAGGCTGGTCTTCAATTACAACAGGAAGGCCAAACTCAAACAGGTCAAGAAAAAGTTTTTACAAATGAAGCTGAACTTAATCTAATTCACACAGATTTTGATAAAACTAACATTAGAAAACTAGCTAACTTTATAGGAGATTCATTTAAACCTATAGCAACTCGTCAAGCATCTGAAATAGGGTTAGATGGAATTAGTACTACTGGTG